TGCCTGTCCTAGAGTGAAGCCATAATAATTACTGCCCCCATCCACTGTAATAAACGCAAACACGTCCACCCCTGCGTTGGTTGCAGTTATCGTAGGTGCTGTGGCTGCAGCCCAATCTACGCTTGTAGGCCAAGTGATTGTTCTGGCACTACTGTCTTGCACCACCTTTAAGATAAATGCTGAAGCTCTGCCAGATGCGGCAGGGTTGCTAAATGTATAGGTTACGTTCTCAGATAGCGTGTGTGTAAATACGTTACCATCTCTTAGGTTTATTGTGGCTGCATTTGAGCTAGAAGTAATAGCTGTGCTTTCCTCTGTCGTTCCGTTGTCAAAACTTACAACACCGTTAGCATCTGCTGTTACAGCTTTAGACGCTGCTGTTAAACCTAGTGTTGTAATATCTAGGTAGTTTAACTCAGTCGCAGTTGCCGTTACTCCATCAAGTATGTTTAATTCGGCTGCTGTTGATGATACTGCAACTCCACCTATTTGTAAAGCAGTTGACGCATTTATAGTAGGTGCAGTTACTGTTCCAGTGAATGTTGGATCTGCTACAAAAGCTACTGTACCTGATGCATCAGGGAATGTAATAGTTCTATCCTGTGATGGATTAGTAAAAGCTACTGTAGTGTCATTACCATCCTCACTAGAACCTTCTACAGTAAAACCTGAGTCGTTAAGATGTAATCCAGTTACGACAGGACTTGTAATAGTTTTGTTCGTTAGTGTTTTTGTTGTAGCTGAAAAGTATGTATCAAGTAAATCTACATCAAAGTAACCTATAGACGAACCAGATGTGTCATATACTGCAATACCATCATCTGCTGCAATTGCTGTGCTTGTGTCAATAGTGATTGCCGATACATCTGCAACAGCGTTAAGTTCTGCACCTGTAGCCGTAAGACCTGTAACGTTATTAGCCTGACCTGCTGTACTGTCTACGTAAGCTTTAATAGACTGTTGTGTTGCAAGTTTAGTTGCACTGTTACTACTAAAGTCATCTTCATCTGCAATATCAGTAACTGATACTGTACCATCTGATAAGCTACCAAACTGTACAGTGCCACTTGCTGTTACTGTAGTGCCACTAAGATTACCAGTAACGTCACCAGTTAAATCACCAGTTACGTTTCCTGTCACATTACCAGTAACGTTACCTGTTACTGCACCTGTTACATTTCCAGTTAGATTACCAGTAACATTACCTGTTACGTTTCCAGTTAAGTCTCCAGTTACGTCACCTGTAACATCACCTGTAACATTACCAGTTACATTCCCTGTAAGGTTGCCTGTAACGTTACCTTCAACGTTAGCAACCATAGTGCCTGTAGTAATTGTAAGATCACCAGTAGATGCACCAGTAAATGTTCCTGTACCTACAGTAAACTTATCTGCTGATTCGTCAAAACCAATAAATGCGTTAGCACTGTCACCACGTTCAATAACAATACCTGCATCGTTTGATGGTGTGCCTGTAGTACCATTACCAAGTTCCATAAGTAAGTCAGCAACCACAGTGTTTGTGGTAGATATAGTAGTTGTTGTACCATTAACAGTAAGATCACCACCTACTGTAACATTACCTGAAGTTGTAACTGTAGCAAAACTAGAAGTACCAGTTGAAGTTACATTACCTGTTAAATTACCAGTAACATCACCAGTAACATCTCCTGTAACATTTCCAGTAACGTTGCCAGTAACATTACCTGTTACATCTCCTGTTACGTTACCAGTTAAAGCACCTGTTACTGCAGTAATATTTGCTGCATCACCATATATATTAGCCCAACGAACAGAGGTAGTACCTAAATCATGCGTACTATCTGCAGCAGGGTTTAGGTTTTTAGCTGTAGAAGTTGTAGCTACTAGGTTTCCTGTAACATCTCCAGTAAGATCACCTGTAACATCTCCTGTTACATTGCCTGTGACGTTACCAGTAACATTTCCTGTTACATTCCCTGTCAAGTTACCTGTAACGTTTCCTGTAACTGCACCTGTAACGTCACCTGTTACGTTACCAGTAACATTACCAGTTAGGTCTCCTGTTACATCTCCTGTAACTGGGCCTACAAGTGAAGTACCTGTAATGGTTGTGCCTGTAATAGCTGCAGCACTGTTACCACCAATAACTGCACCATCAATTGTACCACCGTTAATGTCGGCAGTGTCAGCTACAAGGCTGTCTATATTTCCTGTACCATCAATATACAGATCACGCCACTCAGAGCCTACAGCACCAAGGTCATGCGTATCATCTGCAGAAGGTATAAGGGGAGAAGCAACATCAGCAGTTACTGTAACTGTATCTGAAGCTGCATTACCAAGTGTAGTGTTTCCGTTTACAGTAAGGTTGCCAGTAATAGTTGCATTTTCGTGTATTTGTACAGTATCAATATAACCGATACCATCTACATATAAGTCTTTAAACTCTGCTCCTGATGCACCAAGGTCTACATCATCATCAGTTACAGGAACAATAGCACCGTCTTGAATACGTACCTGCTCTACTGCAGCAGCAGATACCTCACTAAAAAAACCAATACGATTATTGGAGGTATCTATTACAACTTTGTTTAACGCATCAGTGTCAGCTATCAGAGGTACATATGCACCTTCAGTAGAACTACCATCATGTTTGTGTCCACCTGATAGAGCAAACGCATCTCGTATTGCGTTATATTCTGCGTTTACTGGTGCAGCCTTAATAACCGCATTAGCGATAATATCAGCTACGGATTGTCTTGAATAACCTGCCATGTTATAACCTGTCTCCTACTCCAAATGTCACCACTAGACCTTGTATACTGTGTGATGCACTGGAATCATTAGTCACGAATTTTAAAGATGCGGATTTACCTGATCCTTCAATATTAATTCTTTGTACTGGTGATGGATTACCATCGAATATCGCAGTGCTGTTATATGTTGCTTCATTATAATACGCTGCCGCACCTTCTGTTGTTAGATTAAAGTTTGTTGGGTTGAGCGTATCTACATCCTCATAATCATAAACAGCCGACATAACAATTGTATTATCACCTTCAGAACGTAAGTAAGTAGCTACTGTATAAAATACTTTACGTTGTTCTGGGTCTTGCATATGAAAGAACGGTGTTTGAAATATACTAAAGATGTCTGTGCCATCAAAGTCATTACCCTGTTCTTGTCTATGTACTTTACCTGTACTATCCCCATGAATTACAAACTCGTTTTGTCCTATGTAACCACTGTCTGCACAAGTAGCTGTAATACCTAGTAACTGCCCATATTCAAACTGTAATCCATTTGGTGTTTGTCTAAATCCACCTATAATACCTTGTGAGTCTGCTGCACCAAAGAAGTATCTAAACTGTGTCTTCTGTCTAATTACTACAGCATTAAGCGTGTCAAGATCAATGTCAAATACAATGTCTGTAAAAATAGATTGAATATCTTTTGATACAGTTTCAAGATTTACGTCACCAATCTTATCTGTACCTGACACTGGGCGCAAACCATCTTGAGATAAGAATAGTAAGTCACCACCTATTTCTATAACGCTGTCTGTAGCTAGGCATCCTAAGTCATCAGTAACTGTTTCTAAAACAAAGTTAGCTATATTATTGCCAACAAGTTTGCGGATGTTGTTACTGCCAAAAACATACAGAGCATCTCTAAAAGGTTTTATTGCTACAACAGGAAAACCTACATTTATAACACCTGATCCATTTGCTGCACTAAAGTCTGTTTCTGTATATGGAGCACTAAAGTATAAGTTTGTATCTTCGTTTGGATCACCTGCCAAAAACATATGGTTCTGAAATATTGCAGAGTATTTTGGATCGTCAGGCGCACTAGCGTGAGTAATCTGTGTATATGTAGTGCCATCATAAGTAGCTGCAGGGTTTATGCCATCTGTCAGTATTACTTTTGGACTACCAAAATTAAACCTCGTAAATCTAACTTTAGATACACCTGTCATTGTAGGTGAACCAGAGGTAGTTACAGCAACCCAAGCTGAAGTAGAAGTATTCCAATAATGTAA